ATGGTAACAAAAACACTTCAGGGGTGTAGCTATACCGAATTTTGGGTATCCCCAGCCAACTGGCAGAAAGCTACCAAAAAAGATTTAAGCAAAGATTGGTTCGTCGAATGCGTATTCTTTGACCCTCGCTATGAAAAGAAATATCCTAAAGGTTTTTCTTTTCGTAAAAAGGCTAATAAGCCACAAACAATAGAGGAACGTAAGGCGCTTATTTCTTTATTTCTCAAAAGTATTCCCCAACAATTCAATGATGGGTATAACCCCATTACTAAAAAGTACATGAACCTCAGAAATGAGGGGCTGTACCCCGACCTGCTCTTTATTGAGGCATATAGGCGTGCTTTGGAAATTAAATCAGGAACTAAATCACACCTTTATAACATAAAACGCGCCATTGATAGGTTGGAAAAAGCCAGTGAAGCGCTTGGTATGCAGTATATCAAAATCAAGGATTTGCGGCGTGTGGATTTAAAACGTATGTTGGATTATCTACAACTTACTGACAAGTATTACAATAAATTCGTGATTTACTTCTCAAGCCTCTATCGAGAACTGATAGAGTATGAGTGCTGTGAGAGTAATATTACAAGGGATATATACCCTAAAAAGACTTTTAAGGAACCGCGCCTTGTGCTTGAGAAAAACGAATTAGATAAGGTAAGGGAGTACTTAGAGGAGGCACACCCTGATTTCTATCGCTATATGATGATCTTCCTCTACTCAGGAGCACGTAATACAGAGCTGTTTAGACTACAACGCAAAGATGTAGATTTAGATAAGCAGGAGTTTGTCATACTCCTTGAAAAAGGCGGACAGTACAAACGATGTACCAAGGTGATACTTGGCCCTGCATTGGAATATTGGCGTGAAGTATGTGAGGAGTGTAAAAGCCCTGATGATTATCTTTTTGCCTTGAACTTCGTACCCAGTAAGAAAATGGGAAATAAAGAAATTGTTACCCGATTTTGGA